GGTATGGCAGTTATGATAGTAGAGCCGCGAGTTAGGCGCTGTGAGCCAGCAGTGTTGGTTGTTGAAGCAGTAAAGTTGGCTACAGACTCGTTATCTGACCACCTGACATACATAGGGTCAAAGTTACCGGCACCCTCAGTGTTACAACCAAATGTTACAACATGTCGGCTCTTCGGAGAAACGATTGTTTTGATAACGGTTGTAGGGGCGTCTGCGTGGCCACCCAATGTGCTAAACAATGCACCCCTCGCTGTTGGAGAGGTTGCATCCCAATAATACATGCTTCCATATCTTGGATGGAATATAAGATCCTCACCATATGGCTCGGCAGTCCATTGCGTAATCTTACCTTGCCCGTATGCCACAGACAAATCAGCAGGATCACCCCAATGCCTTGTAACCAGAGCGCTGTCAAATGTAAGAGCGCCCCAACCAGCACCAATAGGATAGCCAAATGAGCCCGGAGTAATTAGGTATGTTATCGTGACTGTGCCACCTTGAGTGGACAGACCGGAGGTTCCAGTTCCATTACACACATATGTAAATGTGTTGGCGTCTGCGGTGGAGGTGATTGTTGCTTCTATGTTTAGTTCACCGGCTGTAATATCATCGAACCCTGTAGCTCCACTAACAACAATAACGTCACCCACTTGAGCCCCGTGAGCGCTATCTGTCACTGTAATGACTGAGGAACCGGCTGCACTAGCAAACGGATTGGTTAAGCCAGCAGATGTTGCCCTTACCGGGGTAATATCTGTAAAAGTGCCGCTGGATTCAATATACATCTTGGTAGATGTACCGACTGCTGTGTATTGAATTCCGGCTAATGAAGCAAATTGCCTAAGCCTTCTACATATACCACCAAAAGCATTAGAGGAATATTGCTGCCATCCACCCATCTTTTCAGGGTACTTATCTCTAAAGCGAACCCACTGACCCTCAAACCATCTCCCGGCATCTGAGTATGATGTTCCCCTTCTAAAGAAGCCGGGGAGAAACTGTAGTTTCTGCAGTGGCATTATGTTCCTTGGTAGATAGTCCCTTCATCTGGTAATCCGGGATGAATTTCCTGAAAATTAATAACTCCGCGTTGAGAATGCACAACTAGAAGGTTCTGCGATGAAATTTCCTTTCTAGCACGAATATCTCTCGCAAAATCATTCCAGCCCATTAAAGATCCATTAGAGTAACCCAATGGCAATCTAGATGTTGTATGGAAGTGACCAGTGAGGATTCTATATAGAATGATTCCTCTATCTGCGTAGTCAGCATATAGTTTTTGGTGCCCCCGAAGAATGGTTGCAACTGGACCAACAAAACCTGCACCGCCCTTACTACCCATGCGATCACCATGAGTAAGGAGGAACTGCCTTCCATACACTTCAAACAGGCAATCTATGCTATCTCCATAAAATACCTGAATATCATTTCTGGACCTAAATTGATCTTCCAAGAACCATGCCACCATTGTGTCCAGAGATTCAATGGCTGCACCCTTTGTTTCAGGCTTCCGCGTAGTGCGTCCGTGGTTGCCCGGAACGCTATAAATGGACATTGGAGCCTTTACCTTATTTAAAAGCCCTGAGATGCCCTCTGAGAGCCTCTGAGACACCATTCTAGCGGAGGCGAGAGGCTGTAGTGCATCAGTCCGTTTAAGTTCCTCATGGAGGGCTCCACTAACCATGTCTCCACCTAAGCAAAGATGGATATGTTCAGCACGATCTCCATTCCAATATTTGGTGAGAAGATCACCAGCAATATCGAATGTTCGTTGAATCCTACTATCTGCTATATCGAGATTATAGGAATTAACACCATCCAGTTCACTTGCCTTAACCACTTCACCATAATGAATATCGCTGAGATGCAAGATTACAGACCTTGCTCCATCAGACGGTTTCACAATTTTACGGGGAGGGGCTTTGCGCGGGGGAGGTAGGTTGAGAAGTGCCCCACGGATATTCTCTGCTGCTGCTGCCCTTTTGAGCGCTGCATCACGTTCTTTTTTGGTGGACGAAAGTTGTGACTTCATCCCGATCTTTTCCACAGGATCAAACTGTGGAGCGTCGTCGCCGTAGCGCCTTAGGAAATCAGCAAATGTTTTGCTATCTATCCCAATCTTTTTAGCAGCCTCTTCATATGAAGAGCTATTGTCCCAAATACGCAGTCTACGAGCAACTTCCTTATTAGAGAGCTTCATAAATAACCTCCTGTGGTTATTTACTTGTACTCCTATTGACTGGCTGTGTCAACCTTGTAACTAGGAACCCACTTCTCTAAAAATGGTATAATATTGGATAGCGGCGTCCAAACTGCTATAAATCCCTTATTTGGAATTCCTGCGGTTGCTACACCTATCAATTTGTAAGATCCATCTAGTGACAGATGATATAGTCCACCGCCTGAGTTTCCACCAGCTATTTGTGCAGTAGCCCTTAAATACTGTGTAAAAGGTCTACCTTCAACACTTTCAAATTCTTTAGGTCCAATTAATCCTTTGCTAACCATAATGGATTTACCTAAAGCGTATCCTGAAGCTAAACAATCCTCACCAATATATAATAGAGTATCAATATTCTCAATCTTAGTAATTTTGGGAAAAACATTGATATGATCTGTCACCTCTAGCAGAGCAAGATCACTAGAATCAGTAGCAAGAAGTTTTGCAAAAATTAATCTCTCGCCAATTAGTATATTTCCTTTATCATATTGAGGGATATCAATTTCAAAATATTTCCCATTATTATTTTTTGTAGTGCAGTGTTTGGCTGTTAAAATAATGGTTCTAGATGTTTTTGACTTTTGATTATACTTACTATATACAACTTGACCAGAACAATTATCATTAATCCTAACAGTAGGAGCAATCATTTCATTGTACAGTCTATACAGTGGGCTGCTACTGGCTGGACTGGCAGCAACAAAAAATGTCGCTATGATGACGGCGAGTGCTTTCATTTCCTGTCCTTTATGTCGTGGATGGTAATAGGAAGGCGGAGACGGGCAACAGCCCCTCCAGAGCGGTCACAAGTTGTTGCTACGACAACGGAGATAGTGGCAGGTCCGGGATAAACGCTTGGCGGGAATATCAGTTCCTTGACAAAACCATACGGGTCGGGAGAAGGCTCCGTTTCCCCGATGTTGCCCTCGTCAAGAGTGTAGTATGTTCCAGATGCTCCGAGTAGCCTGATGGTAAATGTGCCGGGACAGTCTTCCCGCTTAACGATCTTATAAATAAACTTGTTTATTGAGCCGGGATATATTTCGCCTTCTACGTTTAAATTAATTATCTCGTATGGCTCAGGAGCTAGTGTGACCTGTAATGCAGACCACAGTGATACAGACGCAAAAGCTGCGATTATGAATACAGATGCGTGAAATAACCAGTTAAGTGTTTTGATTATCATTTTCCTGCAAAAGCCTTAATAACCTCGCCTATGTTCAATACATACACCGCAACCCACCCTACTACAACGGCAACGCCGACACCTATTCGGGCATAATAGCCTTGTTTTTCAAGGCTTTTAATTCTATGCTCATACTTCTCCCGGTCCTCTTTTGCCTCTTTGAGTTCTCGGGCGCGGTCTCTATCAAGCTGGTCTATACGCCACTCAAGCTTAGCAATCCGCGAACGTTCTTCCTCATCGGTCATTACGATTAGGAACCATGTAAGTAAGTAGATATGAAACTAAAGCCACACCAGCAGTGCCGACATAAGGACCAAGTGCGGCATCAATATCACAAGCCTGTGTGACGGCTACAGCCGCCGTTCCGGCACCAGCACTAACAGCGGCTGCAACCGCCTTAAATGCTCTTGGGCCAAAATACTTAATCACCATTGGACCTACAATACTAAACATTCTAAATCCTTTCAAATAGTGCTTTGATAAGCTTGATAAACCAGTTTTCTTTTTGAGGGGGAATAGGCTTCACCTTAACTACCTCAATCTTAACCTTTTCATTCAAAATTGGCTTTTTAACTGGAGATTCAACCACTGGCAGTGTAGCTAAATATCCACTCACCCTAAGCGCGTACTCAAAATCCACCGCAAGCTGAGCTATTGTGGAAGCTTTATCTGTGCCATTGATAATCCGTCTGGCATTTTTGTATTCACGGAAATCTTCGCTATCAGATTCATCAACATCATCAATGTAATCATCTAAGCTCTTTCCGGTAAACCACCCTTCTGACATTCCGGTACGCATAATAGGCCAAGCATAACGAGGGTCTTTAACAAGCCAAGGTCTTGCAACAAAATCATTATTTAGCTTCTTTGACGCGCGTGCATAATTATTGCGTCCAGTTAGCTGAACATATCCTCTGCCGTGGAACAGGGCTCCATCACCAAGCTTAGTGTTTCCCAACACTTTACCGACCTTGGTGCCGGGACCATACAGCTTATTAAAATAGTTAGATCCACCAATTTCATCAATTGGCTGCATTCTCTGTCCAGTTTCCCACCAAGCAGTTGCAAGCATATAAGCTGCATCATTAACTGGAATGCGCTCTTCTTCCATTCTGTCTAATAGAAATTCAGTTCCCATTACATTCTCTACAGTCCAGTTTCGTTTATTGCGGATGGCGTCGAAGAAGGTTTTGCGGTTCATCTCAAAGTAAATCCTATTACAGCGTGCCGACTGCCATCGTAAGACCCTTGTGAAAAGATTCTATCAGATGTTCCAGTTTCTCCAGTGGAGTCACAGGCATAGGCAAATCCTTGATTATCACCATCTAAATTTGCTTCCGAACTTTCAGTAGCACCAGTCCATGATAAGGTTTTGTTGTTATCAGATTGATTTGCACCACAGAAAAATCCGGCACCATCAGAGGGTATATTAAAACTTGATAATGTTACTGTAGTGGCGGCATTTCTACCCTTATCTTTATTTACAACAGTTGTTGGATATTTTAGATTATAAACAGCATATATTTGTGCTACACACCAACTTACAGTTTCAGAGAATGTAATAACAATTGTTGCCGAAGTGGACGATGGCACACGAAGTATACCTGCTCCATGTGCCATATAAGCATCATCCATTTGTTGTTCATCATAAGCCGCTAACAATGACATAGAAGCACCATTTAATGTCATACTGGAAACTGTTGCCCCAGAGGCAGAATTTCTAGCAATAGCATCAACAAGTATATATCTCCACGTATTAGAACTACCGGGAAGTGATGTACTGGTAAATGTAAAAGCTGGGCCTCCCCCACTATCCTGAAGCATTCCAACACGTGGAGTTACCGTGACTACTCCAGATGGCCCTCCACCAAGCCTCATGCGTGTTGCCAACATCAGTCTATTACCACATCATATGTTACAGTCATGTCAATATGAGCAAATACCTTATACACATATACTGAACAGCCATGAGAAGCATTTCTTATCATATTTTTAGCGCCTGCGGCGGCAAGAGCCTGTGTTGTAAAATACTGCGGATCTCCTTCAACATCTCCGGTTCCATTAATCACCACTGCTATAAACTGATTATTTGGTGCTGCCATTATGCCATAGCCTGACCGCTAACAAAGCCATACCAAGTTGCTCCAGCACTTACAGTGAAAAATGTTAAGATGTCAACACCTGATGTTGTTAGGACGGGGGCAATACCATTTTGCCAAACTACAGAAGCTGGCCAATTAACCGTTTGAGAGCCACCATTAGCCAATAAAAGAGTGAATGAACACGCCTTACCAGTGGCGGAAGGATTACTGAATGTAAATGTTGTAGTGGAGGTATCAACAGTACCGCTAACAACATTACCAAGAGTGAGATCAATATCCTGAGTACCGCCGCCAATAGAACCAATAGCGTTAACAGTTTCAGCATAATCTTCAATCTGTGGACGAGATAAGATCTGATCAGCCATACTTACTTGGCCACCAGCAGTAACTGCCGGGATAGTCCACGTTCCACTAACAGTCCAAGTGCCAGCAGCTACCGCCGTGGTCAGGGTGCCGGAATTAATAGCCGGTGAGGTTAAGGTTTTGTTCGTTAATGTTTGAGTGGCTGTATTTAATGTAACAGTATCGCCTTCCACTGCTATCAGTCCGGCACTAACCCTTGTAACGGTGGTGTCTGTTGCGGCACCAACATTAACTGCAGCAAATTGAGGAGAATCAGTTGTGCCGACACCGAGAGAGATTCTAGCGGTGTCTCCAGATTCTGCAACCCAATTAGCTCCATCTCCAACTAAAAAGTTCCCGTCTGTAACCGCCACACCGGCCACATCAGCAAGTCCTGCATCATATGCTTGTACATCAGTGCCTATTGCTAATCCAAGCGCTGTACGGGCGTCTGAGGCTGTTGAGGAGCCTGTCCCACCGTCAGCTACCGCTACATCAGTTCCTCCGGGGGCATAATATGTTAGTTGATAAGTATTGGTGCCATCACAATACACAACACCAATAGAGCCATTAGCTATTGTGGCAACAGTATTCCCACTAACACCGATAGTTACAGAAAATCCACCAGTGGTTGCATTATTAATGATATACACCTTTTCCACTGCGGGAATTTCCATAAGACGGGAAGCAGTGAGAGTGCCGGTTAGTTTAATAACCTTATTACGAGATTCATCGGCAGACGCATTAGCTGTGGTTAGGGCATCATTGGCATCGCTTGCAAAAGCAACACTTACATAACCATCTACCATTGCCTCTATAAGCTGGAGATTTGTATTGGTTTTACTGCCCCAAGTACCGGAGTTTTCACCAGTAGCTTGAAGCTCTAGCCTACCTTGTGTGCTATATGTTGATGCCATTATTTACCTATGGTTGAGAATCATCTACATCAATCCATGATGCAGTTTGAGTTTCAGTAATTGGGGTCCATGAAGGAGTTTGGGTTTCAGTGAGAGAAGTCCAAGATGCTCCTTGGGAAGTGTGTGGAAGATTTAATGCCCACCCACCAATCTTTGGGTTAGAAACGTTGGAAAGAGATTGGGCACTAACACTTAAGAGAACATGTTTTTGACCAATAACAGGAGCAGTAAGTTCTGTTATGCTTTCAATGTTAGAGGCAGTTAAAAAATATATCTGAGATAAAACAGGAGCAGTTAGCTCTGACGCACTTTCAACATCCGCAGAAACTAATACATGTATCTGAGAAGCAAGCGGGGTGCTAAGTTCTGAAGCACTTTCAACGCTTGATGATAGTAAGATATGTTTTTGGCCAACAAGAGGGGTAGAGAGAGAAGAATTACTCTCAACACTAACATTTAATAGTGCGTGTTTTTGACCAAATACTGGTAAAGTGAGTTCACTGGTACTTTGAGTTCCGGTATTTAATAGTGCGTGTATTTGTCCTATAACTGGAGCAGTTAGTTCTGATACACTTTCAATGCTTGTAGCGGTAAGAATAAACGGATGGTCAAATCCACCACCGCTATAAGTATGATAAGGTTGTCTAGCTGCACCAAATAACCCTAATCTGGTAACAGCCATTATCTAATCCTATGCAGCGTCTCTAATGGTAATTGAAATAGCATCAAGAGTGAAAGTGTTACCACTGGTCACTGCTTGCGTTGCAGAAAGCGCTCCTGCAGCAATCAGCACACTTGATCCATCAGTCAGAGCCCACCATCCTGCTGTTTGAGTGTCTGTTACGCTTCCGTCAGTGATCGCTGGAACAATTACCCTCCGGCCATCGGTAGCCCCTGCTTCTGTGGCCCCAGTATTAAGTCCGGTTTTATTGCCACATGTGTAAGTGGATGTAGCTTCTGCATAAGTCGTGGGTTCCTGAGTATGGCAAATATCAATGCGTGTTCCATTGGTATCTGCGTAATCAAGTCCCTGATCAAATACTTCATCGTTAATGTACGGCATTTATGTCATCCTTATATAATGATAAACTGGTCATTGTTAGCTGGAGCTTCAGTTAGCGCGGTTACTGTAAATTTGCCCTCGCCTGAAACCAAAGAATATGCAGTAATATCAGTAGCTTGTCCTGCAAGAACGCCAGTAGTGAAGATTATTGTGCGGCCATTATAATGAGATCCAGTAGCTTCTGTAATATCATCTGCAGCAAATTCAGTTGTTGATGGGGTTGTTACAGCATTAGAAACCGTTCCCTTAACAATCACACCAAAGCTTTCACCATATGTACCTTGTGTAACATGGCCACTTCTAGCTTCATCCCATACAGCGTCAGCAATGCTATTCTGGTTTAATACTGTGGTCTGCGTAATGGTCACACTACCGCTTGACCCGTCAACAACGTTGCACATACCACGAATAGAAACCGCACCACCTGTGCCGTTGACCGTTATGGTGCCGCCGGAAACAACATCGACAGACACCACATCACCGGCTTGCATGTTGTTAAGTGTCAGACCACCAGACCAGCGGCGGAACGAGGCTGTAGTCGCGCCAACCGCAGCACCAAGATCGAATGTTGGTGCGCTTGATCCGGCAACCTCCGAATGGCAGTTGATAAATTCATAGTCGCCAGCAGAGCCAACAGTTACCGTTGCCCCCCATCCACAATCATACATGACGCATGGCGGAACCGTTGTCGCGCCAGCAATACGGCAATTATGGAAATGTGGAGTAGTGCCAGTACTTATGCCTGAAACATCAGCATCGTTAATGTCGCAATTACTTATGTCCTGACCACCAAGCGCCACTGTCCAGTTACCACCAACGACACCAAGCACGAAATTGTTGATTGTCGCAGAAAGTGTGATTGAATTACCGTTTGTGACATAAATTGATGTATAGCCAAGAGCAGTAGCAATAGTTTGGGCATTATCGAAATCATCGGAGCGGTTTGTTACCAAACCATCAACGCCGGGATTTGTGCCGCTGGAAGTTCCAGCCGATTCATCAACCCACACGCCGCCATTTTCGTAACCGATATTCTCCGCAACGACGGAGTAGGTGCAGAGAATCCGATCAGTCGCAAAAGCTGAACCATCAGCCGACAGGAAGCGGAGCCTTACAAGCCCGTCATTTGCGCCAGTGCCGACATGGTTGACTGTTGCAATAAATGGTTCAGACTGAACGGTGGTTCCGGCTGACCCTGTAACTGTACCAACCTGATCCCAACTCACTCCAGCCCAATTATAGAAATATATCGCGTAAGTGGCGTTATTGCCCTGTGCGTAACCAGTCCATTCAACCTCAACCGGAACGCCATTCGGGCCAACATTGAACTGATAATACGCATCCGTTGCGTTCGTAACGTCCTCGACAATGTGGTAAGCACCGTCGAGTTGCTGCGTGGATGTGTAGGTGTTGGTTTCTGGTTCTGCCCCGGACTTGACAAACGAACTAGCAACCGTTGAAATACCAGAGGAGCCAACAGACAGGTTTCCAATCAAATTCTGTGTTGCTGCGTGCTGCGTGTCCTGCGCGGTGTCGAGAGCGTCCAGTGTGGTGATGGTTCCGGCAATGCCACCGACGTTGCCCGTCACCGATCCAACTGCGCCCGTGACAGAACCGACCGCGCCAACAACAGATGCTACTGATCCAACAACATTCCCACCCACATTACCAGTAACGGAACCAACTGCACCCGTGACGGACCCAACCGCTCCGGTAACACTACCAACTGCGCCCGTTACCGAGCCAACTGCGCCACTTACAGATGCTACTACCTGATCGGTGTCGATGTTCGTGCCGGACAGATTGACCGCAGTTGTCGGGTTTTCGATGTTGTTCCAATCAATACCGGCAGCGCCCGTGGACGTAACGTCGAGCGTGTTGCCTTCGGTTGCCTTGACGCGATAAATTTCTATGACCCGCGTAACGGGGGCCATCGACGCTTGTGTGATGTGCAGCACCAGTTCCGCCGTATCGTGACCGGCTGTCAGCGTGGTCATACCGCTTTCGTCGATCAGCAGCGAATAAACGCCCGGCATATTAGTAGCGTCGGCCTCGGTTACAGTTGGCGTGGTCATCGCCGTCGCCGTGCCGTTGGCAATCTCGTAATAGACGGTGAATGTGGTCAGGCCGGTTTCGCGCGTGACGAAGTCACCGCTATCGACCGCGACGAAGTAGATATATCGGTTCGTTGTGCCGGATGGTATTTTCATTTTAACCTTCCATCAACCGGGCTTGAACGTCGCGCAAGCCAACGTCTTTTGAGTTGTGGAACTTTGTGTCGCCGTAATCGTCGCTGCCGCTGTATAATCTGCCGACGACGCCGACGAATTGTTGCCGCCATACGTTGAATCAGACCGTTCCGTTGCGTTCGTCCACGAAAATGTTGTAGGGGTAGTGTTGCCTTTACCGGCTAGGCAAACGCCAAACCCGCCAGACGCCATTGCCACAGTCGCGGAACAGGATGCTGATGTTGTATCAAGCGCTTCGCCTTGGTCGTCGTATATCGTCGCAGACGCCCCATAAATCGCCCAAATCGAAATGTAACTACGGAATATATCCGTGCTATACGTGGCAGTGACTGTTGCCGTTGTGCCTGTTGGGACGACTGCATGGGCGAATTGAGAGGTATTGAAAAACCCCGAAGTCCCACCGTATTGTGTTAGTAGCGTAGCTGAGACGCCGCCAATCGTCATGGAACTAAGAGAAACACTACCTCTACCATTTTGTGTAATGCCTACGACAACCCTCCTATTCGAAGCGGCAGTGCCGATTGAACACGATGTAAATGTATGGACTGGATCGTTCAGTGCTTTGCTGTACGACGCCACATATCCGCCTGTAATTGGCGGCAGACCCCCCCGGCTGTGAACGCCGGGATCGGCATCAACGTACTGTAGCCGCTGACGCGGCGACCACTGCCCGTCCAACTTGAGCGGACGAAGCAATCGCCACGGATCAGGCAGGACAAACCGGGGAAGAACGAGCGCGGTCATCAGGCGGCGACGATGCTATCCGCGACCGCTTTAAGCGCGACGAATTCGGACTGGAGCTTGGCTTTCTCGGCCTTCGCCAGTCGTTCGAAATAGTCGGTAGAATTAGCTGCGAAACCGTCGATGGTCGCAATTACGTCGGAGAAGTCGGCAACAATCGCCGCAAGCGCGTCACTCGCGATCTGCGCGTTGCTCTTGGCCTTCGCCACGACTGCCCGTTGCTCCGCGATGCGACTGGCGATCTCGTCCATGCCGGATTTGATTTCTGATGCTGTAGCCATGTAGTTCTCCTATTTTATCTTGATAATTGCTGTGGAAGAATCAGCTACTGGGAAGCTGACTGTAAATGTGGAAGAAGAGCTTGCTTTATCTGTTCCAAAATCTATAACAGCGACTGCTTTGTTTGACTGGCTGCTATTATAGATTAAAGCACCTCTTGCAGTGATTGTAGATGCTGGCCAAGTTGCATTATCAAAATCTATATAAGCAGTTGTGCCGGAGCTAGACGGGGTTATATTGGTGAGCGTAGTGCCGCCTGCAGTGTAGCCGGTTCCAACAACCTCTTCTGTGGTAGTGTATGCTGTTGTTGAGGCACCAAGTGAAGCGTCACTTGTATACAGGGCCATCTTGAATGTATCGCCAGTATCTGCTGTGAAGTTGTGTGTTCCAGTGAACAGTTCTTTCTTGAATGATGTACAAACTGCCTGAACTATACTCATACCGGCATTCTCGCATTAGCCTGACGATATGTATCTTTACGGGCTCTGCCTTCAGTAAGGATTTGCAGAGCTTCAATAGCCTTCTGGAAATGGCTCTCATACATCTGCATCACATCCTGCTCACCCTTAAGATAAGTGTATGCATGAACAAGAGTGCCATATAGAAGGGCGTTTGGTGCGTTAGTGCCCAACCAAGAAGAAGACGCTGTCACTATACTTTCAGGCTTATAGAAATAATGTAGCTCAACAGTGTATCCAGAGTCTGGAGTTGGAGCTAATAGGAATGTGTCGTCGTCAAATAGAGAATAAAATCTTGGTCTGCCAGTTGTAAGTCGCGCGGGGTAAGCTTCCCTAATAAAATCCACTTCCTTATTAAATAGATAATAATGATTACCAGAATCTATTACTGCCAAGCTATATGTGGAAAGGTAGTCTGTTGGGGCTGATAGATATTCATTACTGGCTGTAAGTGTGCCTTGCTGATTTTTACGCAGATCTGGTATCTGTGTGTTGAGATACACATCAGATTCGGCAGCTTTTACAAAATCTGGAAGGTTTGCAACAAAGTTAGTTTCAGAACTCTGCACTGTATTTTGTACTAGGGCAATTAGTTCTGCATATGTCATGTTGTTGTTACCGTGACGGTTCCTGTGGAAGCTCTTAGAGTGGAATCAACAATTGGGTTAAAACCAGAAAACGCCCTACTCTCTTCCAGCGATAGATCAGGTCTTGGATCTTTGAGATCAATTGCATCATCAGTTTTTACAGTTTCAGTTCTAAGTTGTTCATGATCTATGTCCATATCATTGCGACAGACAAGTAAATTACTTCTAAATCCATCTATAATTTGATAGTTCAGTTCACTAATAGGATACCGTTGGCCACATCTATCGCAGAAGCCATATGCCAGCAGACCTCTAGCATATCTAGGCACTAGCAGCCCCTTATATATGGTCTAATGAAAAGGCTGTTCTTTTCTCTATCTTCATCTGCAGCTAGATTAAACTGCTTCTCAAACTCAGCTTCCAAAAAAGGAACTCTATTTGCTGCTTCCGGTATTTTAGCAGCTAGTTTATGGGCTAGACCTGCGGTTAGTGCCGGAAGAAATCTAAACGGAATGTCGGGGGTTGCTGTGGAAGAGCCGCTATCTTCAATGCGGCGCAAGCGCCAATATTTCAATGTATATGCGGCATCAGGTACAGGCCATAGATAAGCTATTGGCCCTGCAAGCTGCCGATCAACCCAAATACGTGATGGACGACCAGTGGTGGATTTGTTGTGAATGTGCATGTAATCCACTGCAGATATTCTCTGTAATTGGTATTCTGCATTAGATCCAGACGCCAAAACATTAGCTTCAATAACATCAACGGTGGAGGCTGTTAGGGTATAGGAGGCTGTGCCGGAAACAGTGGTAGTAGTTTCCTGATCGACCAGCCATAGGTTGTAGCCTCTATTAGCCCATTCAATCATCAGCATGTCTAGGCTTCTGCGGGCAGTTTTAAGCTGATAACCAGTACGGAGTTCAGATCCAGCTAGCTCATATGCATCCTCAATGATCTCAATGATATCAGGAGCAAATGCTGTTGTGCCGGATGTAGCCATTACTTCTTGGACCTATTTCTACTTCTACTGACCACTCTAAGGTTCTTAGATGAGTTATTACGGGGGTTTCCGTCACGGTGGTCAATATCCATGCCGTCTCCCTTTCTAACCCGTCCAGCCTTCTCTGCGTGCCTACGATTACGGTTTCTAGCTACACGATCTTTTTTAGACTTTGTGCTAGATTGAGATAGGGCATATTCTCGCTTATAGTTACGAGCTTTCGGCATTAATGACGGCTCTGAATAACAGTCATTTGCAGTTCGGCACCAGAACTATAAGAATTCACAATACACCTAACTGCAGTGGCGTGCATGGATACTTGAGAGGTAGTATCGGCTGTTTTATTGGCAAGGGCGCTTACGGCAACCCAAACAACAGTGCCAAATGGATCATCAAATGTTTCCTGCACAGTGAAATCAATAGTTCCGGTAACATCTACAGAAACAGTGGCTGCGGTATTCTGGTAATGATCCAATACATATTCTGCAGTAGCAACTTCATCAACCCAACCAATATCAAAGGTGTCGGCTCCAATTGTAGCTGATGGCGTTGCGGAGGTAAGTGTGAGGAAGTAACCTGTACTTTCTACAGTGGCAGATGTGCCGGGACCAGTTACCACTTCAGTAAGGGCTCTACCTTCTGGATCTGTGCCAACAAGTGTAATTGTTTTACCAGCATGATCAGTGGCTGAGTCGTTTCTGATGCTGACCTGATGGGCTAAACCATCTGTAGCTTCGGTAGCGGTGAGGGTAAACGTTGCTCCCGTCACGTTCGATGCAAACCCTGTCAGGGAAGCATCGGCAAGATCAACATCGAATTCATGGCGTCTAGGCATATTAGGTTCCCCTTGTTGAAAATAATGAGCAGATTTGCGACTTGCTCAGGTCGAGGCGGTCCCTATAGGGACTTTTCGCCGTTAGTTAGGGCAGGAGAAAACCTGCCTCGTCTTATGGATTTGATTGCAGATCCATCTTTGCGAAAGGATTGTAAATATTCCCCAATTTGCATAACAATAATGCCTTCCTCAGAAAGCTGGTCTAGCAATGTTTGGGGATTTGTTTCTAAGGATGCACAAACGATAATACCATCGTAGGGAGCATGTTCTGGCCAACCATCTAATCCATTGCCAAGCAACAGATTGACATTATACCCCCGCAAATCCCGAGAGGCACGTTCATGGAGACTAGGATTGATTTCTACACTATACACTTCAGCAAACTGCGATATTAA